GATCAACAGCAGGTGGTCTTGAATTACTTCGTGCTGATATGTCAAACGTATTCGCTTCAGCAACTCCAACAATAACTTCTTTAAACACATCAGGTGACGTATCTGTAGGTGGTAATTTAACTGTCACTGGTACAACTACATTTAATGGTGGCACTATCACTATGGGTGATGCTGACACTGATAACGTTGTATTTGGTGCTGATGTAAATTCAAATATATTACCAAATACTGATAACACATACGCATTAGGTAGTTCATCTAAAAAATGGTCAGACGTTAGATCAGTTTTATTAACTACAACAGGTGATGCTACAATCGGTGGTGATGTAGCTATCAATGGTGGCGATCTAACAACTTCTCAAACAACTTTCAATTTATTAAATACAACAGCAACTACACTTAATGTGGGTGGTGCTTCTACTGCAACTGCAATTGGTGCAGCAACTGGAACTACTACTATTAAAGCAGATTTAACAGTTGATGGTGATGTTCAAGTCAAAGGTGGTGATTTAACTACTAACCAAACTACATTTAATTTATTAAATACAACAGCAACTACTTTAAACGTAGGTGGTGCAGCCACAACATTAGAAATTGGTGCTGCCACTGGTACAACTAACATCAATAACAACTTAGACGTAGATGGCGATGTTAATATTGATGGTGGTGACTTAACAGTATCAACTACTACATTTAATCTTGCTAATACAAATGCCACAACATTGAACGTTGGTGGTGCTGCTACATCTTTAAATCTTGGTGCTAATTCTGGTACAACAACAGTAAATAATAATTTAACAGTCACAGGAGATTTAACTGTAAGTGGAAATACAACTACACTTAACACTGAAACATTAGAAGTAGAAGATAAAAATATTATAATTGCTAAAGTTGCATCACCTACAGACACAACAGCTGATGGTGCTGGTATTACAATTAAAGGTGCGACAGATAAAACATTTAATTGGGTAGATGCTACTGATGCATTTACATCAAGCGAACATATTGAAACTGCTGCAGGAAAAACATTAGCATTAAGTGGTTCAAGTTCAGGTAAAACAACATTAAACGTTTCAGCTGCTGCTTCAGGAACTTTAACACTTCCAGCTGCAACTGATACATTAGTTGGTCGTGCTACATCTGATACACTTACAAATAAATCTATTTCTTTAACAACGAATACAATTACAGGAACAACTGCTGAATTTAACACTGCATTATCTGATGATAATTTTGTCACATTAACTGGAACAGAAACATTAACAAATAAGACATTAACGACTCCTGTAATATCTTCTGTTTCTAATAGTGGGACAATAACTATTCCTACAGGAACGGATACTTTAGTTGGTCGTGCAACTACAGACACATTAACAAATAAGACATTAACGACTCCAGTTATATCTTCTATTTCTAACAGTGGAACATTAACTTTACCTACTTCTACAGATACTTTAGTTGGTAGAGCAACTACAGACACTTTAACGAATAAATCAGTTTCACTAACTACAAATACTATTACTGGTACATTAGCAGAATTTAATACTGCATTATCAGATGATAATTTCGTTTCATTAACTGGAACAGAAACATTAACAAATAAGACTTTAACATCTCCTGTAATTGGTTCGATTGTAAATACTGGAACTTTAACATTGCCTACTTCAACTGACACATTAGTTGGAAGAGCAACTACAGACACTTTAACAAATAAGACTTTAACATCTCCAGTAATATCTTCTATTACAAATACTGGAACATTAACATTACCTACATCTACCGATACATTAGTTGGTCGTGCTACAACAGATACACTAACGAATAAGTCAATTTCATTAACAACAAATACGATTAGTGGAACAACTGCAGAATTTAATACAGCATTGAGTGATGATAATTTTGCCACATTAGCTGGAACAGAAACATTAACGAATAAAACATTAACTACACCAGTAATTTCATCAATCACTAACACTGGAACATTGACATTACCTACTTCTACAGATACATTAGTTGGTAGAGCAACAACAGATACATTAACGAATAAAACATTAACATCTCCTAAAATTGGAACTAGCGTTCTAGATACAAATGGAAATAGTTTATTATTATTAACAGCAACAACTTCAGCAGTAAATCAATTAACACTTGCAAATGCTGCAACAACAAATAGACCTACTATTTCTGCTACAGGTAGTGATACAAATATTGGAATTAGTATTACACCAAAAGGAACTGGAACAATTGTTGTAGGAAATTCAATTGTACCATCAGGTGATAGCACAATGGACTTAGGAACATCTGCTGCTAAATTTAGACACTTATATCTGGATGGTTCATCATTCTTTATGGGAACAACAAAAATTACAATGCATAATAATGGATATTTTGTATTTAATAGTAATTCAGCTAATAGTTATCCAGAAGGAAGTAATGTGTCTGTTGCAACTGCAACAAATGGAATTGCCGCAACTAATGGCACTGCTGCAGCATTCGCTATTGCCCTTGGAGGTTAATTATGCCTGTCTCTACAAGAGAAGGACTTAAAGATTACGCACTAAGAAAACTTGGTGCACCAGTTGTAGAAATTAACGTTGATGATGGTCAATTAGAAGATCGTCTTGATGAAGCATTAGAATATTTCAATATAAATCATTGGGATGGTTCTGAGCGTACTTATGTTTCACACTTAGTCACAAATCAAAATATTAGTGATAAGTATATTCCTGTTGCTGATATAGTTTATGGTGTGAATAGAGTGTTCCCTATATATGCAGGGTCATCAACTAGTAAAAATATATTTGATTTACAATATCAATTAAGATTAAATGATTTGTATGATTTAACATCTACTTCAGTTGTTTATTATACAACAGTAATGAATCATTTACAATTACTTGATACAATATTAAATGGTCAACCTATGTTTCGTTTTAATCGTTTAACAAACAGATTAAATATAGATATTAAATGGGGAACTGCAGTAAAAGCAGGTGACTATATTATATACGATGGATATAAAGCAATAGATCCTGCTTCATTTACTAAAATGTACAATGAGCCATGGTTGAAATCTTATACCACTGCTCTTTTTAAAGCACAGTGGGGAACTAATTTAAAAAAGTTTTCAGGATTAGAACTTCCTGGAGGTGTGACACTTGATGGTGATAAACTATATGCTGAAGCAAAAGAAGAAATTAAAGAATTAGAAGACATATTAGTTGGAAAGAATGCACCATTAGAATTTTCAGTAGGATAAACAAATGTCTAGAAATGTTTATTTTACACAAGGAACTGCTAATGAGCAAAACCTAATAGAAGATTTAATTATAGAATCTTTAGGAATTTATGCTCAAACAGTTTATTACATACCAAGAAAATATGTAAATAAAGATCAAATTCTTGGTGAAGATACATTAAGTACATTTAATTATGCTTACCCAGTTGAAATGTATTTTGAAAATGTAAAAGATTATGATGGAGCAGGCTCTTTCGTAAGTAAATTTGGTTTAATGATTGAATCATCAGCTACATTAGTTGTAGCAAGAAGAAGATGGAATCAATTAGTTGGTCAATATGGTAATACTATTTTAACAAATCGTCCAGTTGAAGGAGATTTAATTTATTTTCCTTTAACTAAAAGTTTATTTGAAATAAGATTTGTAAAAGATAAAGATCCTTTTTATCAATTAGGAAAACTTTATACTTATAAATTACAAGTTGAATTATTTCAATATTCTTCTGAAAAAATTGATACAGGTGTNCCTGAGATTGATGTATTTGAACCATTAAAAACATTNAATACTGATCCTGCACGTAATGAAGTAATGTATGTAAATAGTATTACATTTACAAATCTTGGTGCAGGTTATGTATCAGCACCAACATTAACATTTACTGGTGGAACTCCACTTACAAATGCTACAGCTACTTGTACTATATTAGATGGTAAAATAAATAGTGCTACAATTACGAATGTAGGAAATGGATTTAAGAGTGTACCTACAATTACAATAAGTGCACCAGCAGCTGGAGGAACTCAAGCTGTTGCTACTTGTACTTTAAATATGAATATTGATA